GGCCTCATGCCCGGCCTCACCTTCTCCAACGAGCTCATCTCTAGAGACGAGGCGCTCCACTGCGAGTTCGCGATCCTCCTCTATTCAAAGCTTCTGAAGAAGATGAGCAAGGCGCGGTTCCATGACCTCATCAAGGAGGCGGTCGAAATTGAGACGGAATTCATTTGCGAGGCGCTGCCTTGTCGTCTGATCGGAATGAACTCCGACATGATGTCCCAATACATTCGTTTCGTCGCCGACCGACTCTGCTTACAGATGGGTTATGACAAGATCTACAGTGCTGCGAACCCATTCGAGTTTATGGAGCTCATCAGCCTAGAAAGTAAAACGAATTTTTTTGAAAAAAAACTAGATTCTTATGCGTTGGCGAACAAAACGAAATCAACCGAGGTGTTTGAATTTACAGAAGATTTTTAACATTTGACTGCGTAATAACTTAAATATAATATTATAAGTAGTTATAAGACAATGCCCAAAAACCCAATGGATTATTTGAGAACTGTCGTCTACAAATTTTGTTGTAATGACACAAACATTAAGGAAATTTACATAGGTCACACTACAAATTTTACACAACGACAAGCCCAACACAAATCAAACTGTTACAATACGAATGGAGTTCAGTATGATAAATTGTTGTACAAGTGTATTCGCGAAAATGGCGATTGGGATAATTGGAAAATGATACAGATTGCCAAAGTTAAATGCGCAGACAAGAGAGAAGCGGAAGCAATTGAGCACCAGTGGATTGAACAATTATCTCCCAGTCTAAATGTGAACAAACCTTACGCTATGTGTAAGGAAAAACCAGTCAAGTATAAACAACAGTGGTACGAAGAACACAAACCTGCCATTTTGGAAAAGGCCAAAGAGTACTATGAGGAACATAAGGATGAAAAGCTCGCATACCAAACACAATATGCGGATGAACACAAGGACAATATCAAATCCTACCAAACTGAATACAGAGAGAAAAACAAGGATAAGTTGGTCGCCGACAAAAAGGTGTATCGTGACAACAACAAGGAAAAGGCTGCCGCTGCCCAAAAAGAGTGGCGAGAGAAGAACAAAGAACAGCTTAAAGAGCAAAGATCGCAAGTAGTTACTTGTGAGGATTGTGGGGAGCAATACACGCTTGTAAATAAAAATCGGCATTTGAAATCGAACAAGCATCTAAACGCAGTGACCGTAATAGAAAACGCAGTGACCGTAATAGAAAACGCAGTTATAGAACCAGAAAATGTCGTGATAAAATCGGATCAAGAAATACAATCCGAAAATGATGAAAAGGCCACCAAATTGAAGGCTACACAGAAAGCGTATCGAGAGAAGAATGCTGAAAAAATCAAGGAATCCAAACGCATTTACAACGAGACCAACAAAGAGAAGATCAAAGAAAAATCCAAAGAATATTACAATGCGAATGCTGACAAGATCAAAGAGTCTGTCAAACATTATGCAGAAGAGCACAAGGAGCAAGCGAACCAATGCAAACTTGATTGGTATCATAAAAATAAGGACGACATTTCGGCGAAGCAGTGTCAGAAAATGACATGCGAATGTGGTTCGGAATTTAGAACGGCCGATCTATCAAAACATTTGAAAACCCAAAAACATTGCGGTTTTATTCCAGATGCGTTGGTTATACAACCATCACTTTCTCATCAAAACGAAAAAAATTAAATCTTCAAATGTGTATACATAAATGATTACTCCAAAAACAAACGATGAAACGGCGCTGGAAATTTCAAGTATAATGCAGCAAAATAAACTGTCCGACCTTAAGCGATTTTTGCAACAACGACAGTGTTTGAACGCCACAAATACTGTTCTCGTTTATTTATTTCACTTGGTCCAGTCGTCCGGCATATTATTGTCGTCTTACGCAGCTGGCACAAACAATGCAAAATGGGCTTGGATCGGCATCACATTAAATATAGCCGCCACGCTCATACACTCGTACGAAAAAACAAACAATTCAATTTTGGGGAAATTGATGGTCGACGTTAATCAGATACAAGATGGAACATATGTAGATGAGGGGGTTGTAATAGACACAAAATATCAACCCCAACAACCAATTGATTTACACAAAAGTAAAGATAACTCCAAGCCTTTTGATTCGATAGATCAAAATATGTAATTCAAACTTAAGGATTGATAAATCCCTTCAAGTCGGCGTTTAGAATGTCTAAAGGTGTAAAAAATACGACATCCTTGGTTTCCTTACCGGTGTGGTGGAAAAAGATGATGTTGTTAGAATCTATACGAACCCTTCCCCAATTATAATCAAAAATCGCAGTGTTTTTATCAAACAAATATTTTATGCCACCCGACACTCTCTCACCACTTAAAGTATTTTTCATACAATCGAAAACAGTTCTAGTCGTGATCGAACCAACGCCGCTGCTGATGTATTGTGGGATCTTGACGCCACCTTTTTCAATAACTGCATCGCCTCCGATATGAACATCTCCTACCAAAATGGCAATGTTCTTCTTCTTGGTCGTTTTTAGTTCCATCAGTTTATTGACAAATTCATTTGTCTCTAGTTCGTGATTTTTGTCGCACCATCCATCGATGATATCGTCGCTGTATTCAGATAACCCAAACACATTATACAATTTTTTGAAGATGGGCAAAGCATTCAAAATACTGAGGCGGGGAATAGAAGGCAGATACGATACCAATGTGTGTGCCTTGTCGATGTTGTAAAATGCCAACGCAGTCGATATTAACACAACTACATTAGACGCAGAAGTCGAATCCATTGTCTTGAATATCATGTCGCGTGTAGCAGCGGACAATATCCGGTTGCAACTTCTCTCTGTTCTCGTGTCTATGTTGACAATTAGCGTGTTGTTGATCTCAAAAAAAGAGGTCAGGTTGGCATTCAGGTCGTTCGGCAACATGTGTAGCTGATATATCATGAAGGAGCGCCTCGCAATTTTATAAAGAGATTTCACAATATTACTAGACATTACATTTTCCGGATAGCTTCCGTAGCCATCGAAAATTTCATGATCGTCCCACATGTAAATAGCCGGAATGTTGGGCAAAACATTCACATATTCTGGGCTATTGAACCATTTGTTCTCATATGTGGTCTTATAGAACTTTGTGATTTCGACGAACATAGCGGGAGTCACGACGGCGGTAAGCTTTTGGCTAATATTCAAATCTTTCCATTTTTTCATACAAGGAATGTCCCACACGCCATCCATATACAGCTGATCGCCGCCACCAATCGCCAAATTGTATTTCTTAGTTTTGTGTTGTTGAGAGATTGCATCCCAAACGCTCTTCTGATAGACATCATTGCAGCTCATATACAGAATTTCAAGCGATTGATTTATGGCAGGAACGCAAAACTCATACTCCTTGTTATCTACCGTATATTTAATGTTTTGTTCCGTCGCAATTAATTTTACATCGAAATCATAGAAGACGAGGTCATCAATGTTGGTTCCTTTTTGTGTCGCAGACGAACAAACCATTTTTTCACTCGATTTGCAAAGAACCGAATATGTGTGTGTAAGACTTTTGCTCTTTTTCAGAGTTAAATCGGGC